TGGTTGTCTCGTTTTAATACAGCTAAGTTTTTAAAATATGATAGTGCCGAATGGGCACCGATTGTTAAAGGTAAGGATGTAGTTATGCCTTTTCTTAAAATGGAAAAATATCTTAAAGGTTATAACTTCGACCCTACCTGTCCTGGTTTGGAATTTGATGATTTTGATCCTAGAATGATTTCATCAAGATCATCAGAGTATCAGGCTAATACTGGACCTTACTGCCTACAGGTGTCTGATGCCTTGAGGGAACAGTGGTCCATAGATAATTTCATAACTTATGCATGTGGGTTTAACACAGTTGATTTGGGAAAATGGTATGCTCAATGTTTTGATTGTTTGGTTGAACCTGTGTTTTATATGTCAGATTTTAGTAGGTTTGATGCACATGTAGGTTATGATGCTTTGCAGTACCAGTATAATTTTATGCGATATGTAACAGGGCGTTCCATTAATTGGAAAGCTGATACTAGTACTGTGGCCTCTAGCAGTGATATATTTTATCAGACAGGACCCCAGCGTAAGTCAGGAAACTCAGATACATGTGTTGGTAATTCGATTATCAATGCATCAATTTGGGTCCACTACTTATATTTCTATCATAATACACGTGATTTCAGGGTAATCGTTTTGGGTGATGATGCATTGATATGTGTGAATAAAGGTATTGATGTAAGCGGTTTCACAGAATTTGCGTTGCGTTTGGGTTTTACAGTTAAGGTGCTGCGTGCACAACAGTGTCATGATGCTACCTTTTGTAGTTGCCGTTTCTTTAGGGTTGGAGAGAGCTATGTTGCAGCCCCAAAACCAGGAAGAGTAATTGCCAAAATGGGTTTTGCAATAAATGCTCCTATAAGTAAGCGGTATTATTACAAATGGTTGAGGGATCTGACTTATATGCTGGTGTATAATTTTTCTCAGGTTCCCGTTATGCGCGCCATTGCTCTGCATTTGGTACATTATATTTTCTGTTTGCCATTAGACTACCATAGTTTTGAGTTGATAGATAGGAATGTTGAATTGTCGGAGGATTTCTCCCACATGATTCGTCCCTTGAGACATGTTGATACACATGTATGGCCAGGGGATTGGGCATATGTTTGGTTTGCCCATATGTATAACATACCTGTATGCGATTTATTCCAAGTTGAACGTTGGATTTTATCCCTACCACCTAAATATCCTTTGTGTTTGACAAATGTGGTATTGGATAATATCGTAGGTCAAGACTGTGATTAGTCTCTAACCGGTTAAGGCACTTTGTGATACTGCTGGCGACAGTTACCTCCTTAGCCAACACAACAATAATAATAATGGTTAAAGTTGTTATGTTAAAAGATGGTCCTGGATCTAGGCGCAAAAATCGTCGAAGACGTCCAGGGACCACATTGGCCCTTAGTAAACCAGTTGTTTATAAGCCTGCATTTTCAAAACCGGCTCTACGTGAGCGTGGTAGTGAGTATATTGTTTCAGGTTATTTGACTGGGACACCAAATAAGTTGCTGTTTAATCTTTATGCATCAGCTGCAACATTGGGTCCCAGGTTGAAGTTACTTTCACAGTTGTATGAAAAGTATTTTGTGAATAGTATTACTTTGGAATTGCAGATGTCTGCCCCTACTACTGTTCCAGCATCTGTGATGTTGGCGTTTGATACTGATATAGGGGACATATCACCTCCTGAAACAACGCTAGGGATAGCTCAAATGGCGTCATGGCGACATAATAAGCAATGCACATTTTTAGATGGTAACCGCCACTTTTTGCCTATTAAGATTATGCAACCTGAAGTTGGTTGGTTTACCAGTTATGACCCGCATGGTGATTATAGATTTTCATTCTTTGGTCAAGTATATCTATATGAACTTTATGGGTCTGCTGCATGTGCTTACACCCTTAAGTGTACGTATGATATTTCTTTCTTTGAGCCGCAAATTGAATTGCCAGTGGCAGCAGCGATTGATACTGCCCAGTACTATCATGTTATACCTACTTCAAGTGGGGCATCAATTTTGGATGGTTTTAGCCGTTCTCAGGTTATGTCATGGGTGCCTTCCTTTGTTAATGTTCTTGAGGTAGCTGGTAATTTTATTCCAGAGTTACGTGATGGCAATTATCGTATTTGTGCTAGTTATATGACTGATAATGCTACGTATTCTGTTCCAGGTACTACTACCCATCAAGTTGGCTGGGACCATAGATATATAGGTCCTGGTGCTACCCTAACAGGTCTTCAGAGCACCTCTGCGACAGCTAATGATACATATTCTACTGCCACAGCACGTGTTGTTGTTCCTCCAGGCTCATTTTATCAATTATTTCCTTATTTGACTATAGGTGGAGGGACAATTGGTGCTGAATTAGGCACTGGTTTGCTTAGGATGATGTTCGAGAAAACAGCTTAAATACCGTGTTTGCCAAGTTAAAACCCAAAAGGATAAAACAAACAATATGCAACTTAAAATAAAACAAAAATTGAAG